GTGACGTTGGCCGAATAGATCATCGCGCCTTCTTCACCCGATCCGCTATCCAGGCAGACCGCGTTTTCTCGCCCTTGATTGCGTCGAGTTTCTCCCACAGTTTGGGAGCCATTGTGATGCTTGAGCTTGTCACGGTTCGCCCAGGCTTTCGCCCTGCGCCTTCCCTCGCGCCACCGCGTTTCTTCGATTGCTTCATTGTAGATTCGTTTGAGTTGATACATGGCGCAAGCCAGCCCCTCGGGAAAGTCTGGCGTTGCGTATTCTTCCAGCACTTCTTGAACTGCTTGCAAGAGTGTCATTTCATGTTTCATTTTCCGAAATTAGATGTTTCACAATTTCCTTTGCGTCCGCCACCGTATCAGGTTCGTCAACGCATTTTCCGTTACGAAACAAGTGCAACCGCTTTTTTAATTTCCATCCGTCCCATGCGTTTGCGCCGTTTTTGAAAGCCGGAGTATGAGTTATACGCAGCAAGAAACCGTTCCCTAGGTTTCGCGTGCTCACTTTTGCAGACGGATAGTTCATCGTGTTATCTCCAGTATTACAGCATCATTGCCACCAGCAATGCGGATTTTCCACACGTCTTTGTTGGCGATTGACCTGCAAATATCAGCCAAGCATCCTTCCCAGCGCGCCCCTCGCATCGCCAGAAATTCCTCTTCTTGCCCCTCATGGAAGTTGACGCGCAACAGGGTGATGCCTGTCAGCTTGCGGTAAAATCGCACCATTGCTCGCACGTTCATTTTCCCATCCCAGCCATCATTCCCCCATATTAACTGAGGCCGTGGCGTGAATGCTTCACGATTTGCGCGAATGTCGTTTGGTTTTGTTCCTGTTATTCTCATTACGGCTCAATACTACGTTGCGCTTTTGATTCTGTCAACATTTATTTTAAACTTTTTTAGATTTATTTTTACCCGAGGAAAAAG